TGCCCTCAGTGGCTAGCCAACGCCAGCACAAGACATGAAGATGTGGAGATAATAGACGGCACCATTGTTTGGAAGAATGGAATCTGGGAGAACGGTATTTGGGAGAATGGGACTTGGTGCAGAGGAATTTGGGAGGATGGCATTTGGGACAACGGCATCTGGAACGGAGGAGTTTGGCATGGAGGAGTTTGGCGAGATGGCACGTGGCATGGAGGAATCTGGAAACGAGGTACCTGGAAAAATGGAAATTGGCATGGAGGCATTTGGGAGAACGGAAACTGGGAAGATGGAACTTGGCACAAAGGAGTCTGGCATAGAGGTACTTGGCGTGGCATTGACAGAGAGACAGAACAAGACTGGTAGAAGATAGCATCCTCCAACAAAGCATTGTCCAACTGATCCAGGAGTTCTCGGAACAACGCCACTTAAAAGCAGGTAATCATTATGCCAACTCTATACGCAATCATCTCTTGCCTATATATCCCTATTGCAGTTCTTTGTGCTCTCCCAATAGTGTATCTTTTTCTACGAATGGTGGATTCCATTTGTCCTAATGACTAGAAAATTCTGTCCAATGAAGGGGGAGCATGCTCCCCCCACCAACAAGCTCCAATACCCTCTTTTTTGTAGTGAAAAGATAGACGGAATTCGTGCATTAATAGCTGCAAAGGATTGGGTTAAGGGCAATCTTAACATAACTGCTAAACACAAAGAATACCTTGGCAGAGCAAAACACGCTATAGCTCTAAGCTCTAGTGGTAAACCAATTCCAAACTACTACATTCAATCCACCTTAGACCAACCAAGTCTAATCGGCTGTGATGGAGAACTTACTGCCTCTAATCGTTTTAACGAAACCTCATCTGCGATAATGAGTAGAGATGGAGATCCAGCATTTAACTATGAAATCTTTGATGCTTTTAATACTACATACTGCTTCAGAGATAGGTTAAAAATTATATCTGGACTAGGCTTCCCTATCTTAGGAGATAATGTCTGTATTACGACTCTCCCACAATATCTAATAGAAAACCAAGTGCAACTAGATGTTAGGCTAGATAGGCTTTTGTCCGCTGGAGCAGAAGGAGCTATAGTACGAGCTCCACTTGGCTTATACAAGTTCGGCCGCTCTACTGTCAAACAAGGGTGGCTTCTCAAGATTAAAAACTTCTTAGACTCCGAAGCTACCATAATAGGTGCTGAAGAGCTTCTTCACAACCTCAATGAGGCTGAAGCTAATGAGCTAGGTTACACAAAACGCAGTAGCCATCAGGCTAATAAAAGTCCCAGTGGAAAGTTAGGAGCATTCATTTGCATAACTTCAGACGGAGTACAATTTAAAATAGGAACAGGCTATACAGATGAAGAGCGAATAAACTATTGGATGACTCGTTCCACTATGCTAGGTAAGGTTGTAAAATACAAGCATCTTTTACACGGATCCAAAGATGCTCCACGTCATCCTGTGTTTCTTGGCATAAGGGCTAAAGAAGATATAACATGACTACCTATACTTTGCAATTCCACCCAACTCCACCAACAATTGGACCATACAACGCAATCTTTTCTTCATTTGAGGAATTTGAAGCATATAAACAATTCGAACGACGGAGAACGGGGAAGGAAATAGCTGCGTATTGGGCAGACGTTAGTCCCGGTAGGGCATCTACAGCGGCCCTGTTAGCCGCTAAAAGAGAACAAACCTACAATAGATGGAAAGCCCTAATAGATGCGTATAAGATTAACAAATGACTGACATAGTATTCGTTGGCGAAGCGTGGGGAGAACATGAATCCCTGCACCAACACCCATTTGTCGGACCTGCAGGACAAGAGCTAATGCGAATGTTAGCAGAGGCTGGATACCCCTGCCAACGCCTTTCCTATAACAGCATCTCCGCAAACACAATGGTGCTTAATTGGGAGAGCTTTCCATACCCTCTACTTAACGTATTCAATGAGCGTCCGGAAGAAAACAATGTAGAAGTATTCTACGGTGGTCGTCACGATGACGTAGATTATTCGCTTCCTTCTAGGAAGTTTGGCTCTTCTATTAAGTATGTTCTAAGTTCCAAAGCACACCATATACATACTCTCTATACATCTTTGCAAGACCTACAGCCTAATGTAATAGTTGCGTTAGGAGCTACAGCAGTATGGGCATTAAAGTTAGGATCATCCATTAATAAAGTCAGAGGGTTTATCCATGAAACTCCTTTTGGAAAAGTCCTCCCAACCTATCACCCTGCCGCGGTACTCCGTAAATGGAACTTACGAATTACGACACTCCTAGACTTAGTAAAAGCAAAGAAGGAATCTTTACTCCATGAGGTTAAATTAGTTGAACGAGAGATCTGGACTGAACCGACTATAGATGATCTCTGGCTCTGGTGGAGGACCTATGGCCAACATGCAGAGATGCTTAGCTTTGATATAGAAACTCTACGCCAGCAGCAAATCTCCGAAGTCGGTTTTGCATCTGACCCTACACACGCCCTTCATATCCCATTTTGTATTGAGACTTACAAAGGTAAGCAAAAAGTTTATGAACAATGGTGGCCAGATGCTAAAACAGAAACAGAAGCATGGAAGTTTGTAAAGTATGTTTGCGAATCCGATATCCCCAAGCTAGGCCAAAACTGTATTCAATACGATACCTTTTGGCTTGCCCGAGAACTGGGCATAGTAGTACGAAATATCCAAGACGACACTATGACTATGGCACATGCTTGGATGCCGGAATTCAGCAAGAAGTTGTACGACTTAGGTGCAGCGTTTTTAGATGAACGGTCCTGGAAAGGTATACGCAAAGATACGGTGAAAGACAATGACTGAGGAGAAAGGTCTTGGCTAAATCAATACACACTCAATATCCAGTAATCGCTGCTGGAGTATGGCACTGCTGCCTAAAGTCAATTGGTCATGAATATGAGTCTCCAAAAGAAGGAGATAAATCTTGGTGTGAGCATTGTGGAGAACTATTTATTCTAATCGCTGGAGTATGGCGTCCTGATTGGCAGGTTAAGAGTATGAGAGGACACTAAACGTTGTCTAAAAACAAACCAATAGTTACCGCCCACACTTACTCCCGACGAGGGCGGCTTCTAGCATCCAGAGCCAACAGCTATACTAAAACCCACCCACTTCAAAAACATTTTGCAACACTAGCAGGCCAACCGGCACGGCAATACCTACATGCCGAACTAGCAGCTCTCCTAGCAAGCCCCGAACCAGTACATAAAATAGTAATAGAACGCTTCAACGCCAACGGCGAACCTGTATGTGCCAAACCATGCCAAGGCTGCTTGCTAGCAATTAAAGCATGGGGCGTTAAGAAGGTGGAGTATACATAGCGTGCGTATAATAAAAACTTCTTCCCCCCTCCCAAAAGACCGCATGGGACAACTCGCCCTATACAATGGTATGGATGTTCTTACACTATTCGAGATTAGATCAGCAATCCTTGCAGAAATGTCTTCTGCCCACCTCTGCACTTACAACTTTGAGATGGACCTTCAATCTCCCCTTATCGAAATGGCCTTTAACAGCATCCATGTAGATACCTTCAAACGGCAAGAACTAATCTCTGAACATGAGCAAGAACAGGCTAAAATAGGAAATTATATCCACCAACTTGCGGAGGCGATAGGATATTATGATTATTATAAGACTATTGCTAGAGCTAGTTATGCTTCAGTGGTCTATGAAGACATAGAAGCTATCCCCTCTTCATGGACTGAATGGCTGGCTCTCCCTATCTCAACGCGACGCAATTGGAAGATCCTTTCAAGCGAAGGAGCTACAAAGCAATTCCAAAAAGCCATCAAAGAATTCGACAAACCATTTAACCCCACATCTTCCCAACAAAAAACCCGACTCTTCTACCACTTTTTTGGAGTAGACACTAATGAGGTAAGTCGAATTTCATACCCTAACAATCCCCCTCCATGGGGTAGGACTAAGGGGTTAGTTGAGATAAAAACGCGATCAACTAACGGAGAATATACTCCTGGAACAGATAGGGACTGTTTAGAAAAACTAGCGAAGCGTGCTAGCAACGATCAATCAACCGCCGCTTACTGGGCACTCCCATTCCTTAACCTTTGTATGCACCATGCAGACCTAACTAAGACTCTTCAATTCCTAAACTGCAAACTAGAAAAAGGTAAGTTCTACTCCTCATTCGGAGCGGTAACGGAAACAGGGAGGTTAAGTTCGAAGAAGTCTAATTTTGGGGGACTAGGATGGAATGCACAAAACGTCACACCCAAACTAAGAGTGATCTTTACTTGTCCACCTGGCTGGAAGATGGCGACTCCCGACTATGAACAGATAGAGTCTAGGATGGTGGCGGCACGATGTTTTCTACAATTCGGAGCAGTAAGGTATCTTGCCGCATCTTCGTGCGGCGATCTCCATTCTCTTGCCTGCTCTATGGTATGGGAAAGTCTTCCATGGCCCGAGGATTTCACAGTAGAATGGACAATTAAACATGGCCCATTTCCGAAGGACATGATCGTAGCTGCTAAAAAGCTTGCAAACCAGGAGGCATACCGAGGAAAAAGTAGGAGAGATTGTAGTAAAACTCTCGGGCACGGTTGTCTAACTGAAGATCATGAAGTGTTAACACCTACTGGATGGGAGCCTATTTGTAATAAGCCCCAAGTAATCATGCAATCAGATGGCACCTTCGTTAGGGTATCTAATTGGATAGACAAATTGTATTGTGGAAAATTTGTCCATTGGGAAGGACAAAGTATATCTGCGCTAATGACAGGTGACCATAGGGTATATTATGAAATAGACTCAAGTGGTATCAAAATCAAGCCAGCACTAGAGATTCCAAAATCTGCCAAAATACCTCTAAATTTTCCTTATAGAGGTGGACTACATCATGAGCCTTTGGCTAGATTACTTGCAGCTTATCATTGTGATGGCCACTGGCCGGGTTACAATCAAACAGAGTTCCATTTTTACAAAGAGAGAAAGATAAAAAGAATTTACGAACTTGCTGCTGAGGTAGGAATTGAAGAAGCTCCAAGGGCCGATCCAACAAAAGTAGTCCTCAAGTGGGTCCCAAAAATACATGAACCAGATTGGAGTATGCTCACTTGGGATAAAAAGTCATTGTCGGCTTACATGGATGAGTTAAAATACTGGGATGGACATCAAGCCAAAGCATACACAACACTTTCTTCTGTCAAGTTAGATTGGTTAAATAAGTGGCAAACTTTTAATAGGTTACTAGGTCATGGAGGAAACATTCAGAAACCTAGAATAAGCGGCTTTGGTTCTGCTGTTTATTGTTTACAAGTAAACAATAGATCACTAGCTTCTAGAAGCAGTTTTACTGTAGATGATGTTCATTATGAGACCCGACAAATCTATTGCCCAACAGTGCCAACCCAGGCTTTCTACACACGCCGCAACGGCAAAATTTGGATAAGTGGAAATAGTAATTACTGGGGCAAGCCCCCTAACATGTCTAAACAGTCCCATATCGACCTTGGTCTCGTCCAACACTATCAAGATGTATACTTCTCAGTATTCCCTGAAATTCGTCAATGGCACAACTGGATTATAGAACAAGTCCAAGTCCATCAAGAATTCTCTACTATCTTCGGGCGAGTACGAAGATTTCTAGGACGACCATCAGAAGATGCTACTATCCGAGAAGCAATCGCTCACGACGGTCAATCCCCTGCCGCCGACTACACTAACTCGGCCTTGATCCAACTCCACAAATCAATCCTTAAAAAAACTATCCCTGCAACCTTGTTCCTCCAAAAACACGATGAGATAGGAGTACGATTCTTGGAGACAGATCAGGAAACAGTTCTCCCAAAACTAAGAACTATAATGGAACAGCATTATACTCTCACCGCTCCTAATGGCTCTCAGCGAGATTGGTATGTCCCAGTAGAAGCACAAATAGGGTGGAATCTAGGGCACGCAAATGAAAATAACCCTAACGGACTTACCAAGTGGCCAGAGAAAGAATCTAGGATTAGGATTCCTAATACAAATTCAGTCTTATCAATGCTATCACTTGTCTGAAGAAAGTAATTAAAATGCCCCGTGAAACCAATGACATTATCGACACAGCACTAGACTTAATGTCTGGCCTTCTAGCTCCTGACAACTTCAAGCTTTGGACAATCATATCAGTAATCTCTTCCCTATTAGCCCGCCGGTGTTGGATGCCAAATGATGTAGGGCTTCCTCCAGCATATCCCAATCTTTACATACTACTGGTTGGAGAGCCGGCATCAGGAAAAGATGTCTCAATAGGGTTTGGAACAAACCTCCTAATCGAAGCTCAAAAACTAGCAGAACCCCGTAGAATAATCACCCTTGGTGCTCAGTCAATATCTCCTAAAGGTATCTATGATATGTTAGGTCCCGAGGGGAATGCAACCCAAAACTTTACCTACAACAGAAAACCTCACGTATTTAACTCAGTAACCTTCCATATTCCCGAACTCTCTACCACTATGGTAGACTATAATCCTCTACTTGTAGGGGTATGGAATGAGCTATACAATTGTAATCCTATTCTACGTGATACTATAAGAGGTAGAGATATAAAAATAAACAACCCCCACGCATGCCTACTACTGGGCAACCAACCAGACACTTTGTTCGATGTTCTGCCAGAAAAGTCCTTCGGGATGGGACTCACCTCTAGGATAATGTTTATTCAATGCTTTCATGAAACTAGAGGAGTATTATTTACAGATGAACCACGAGACGTATCTGCTATTTACCAAAAGCTAGTAGTAGACCTACACGACGTAAGCCTTATAACCGGCCCGTTCGAGCCGACTAGAGAAGTTAAAAGATATCTAAACGAGTTTGCATTGGATCGCCCCGATTGGGTTAAAGGTAGAAAATGGAAAAACTACAATGGCCGTCGCCCTTTGCATCTGCAAAAACTTTGTATGATCTGCGCCGCCTCTGAGCGGAGCAACAAGATTGTTGAAATGCGGCATCTGGATAGAGCCTATGACTTCTTGACCGGTTACGAAAAAGAGCTTCCACGCTTATTTGAAAACGTAATCTCTTCTAGAGGCTATATAGAAGTCTTCGAACAAATAGATTCCTTCTTAGCTAATAAGAAAAAGATAAAACATCGCGATCTTACAAGAGAATTAGCTCGGACGCGAAACATAGTAGAGGTAGATAGACTAATTATAGATTGTCTAAAAGGAGGCCTATTGGAAATTGAGAAAGATACTAGTTTTGACCCACCCATTGAGAAGCGACCACGTACATATTTAGTGAGAAAGACATGACTTCTGCTGATAAATGGCATCATCGCTTTCTGGCTGTAGCCAAAGAAATCTCAACATGGTCTAAAGATCCATCAACAAAAGTAGGAGCACTCCTAGTATCCCCCAACAGACGAGTCCTAATTCCTGGGTATAATGGTTTCCCAGCTTCTGTTCCTGACCGTCAAGAATACTTATCCTCTCGCGAGATTAAACTCCCATTAACTATCCACGCTGAACTTAATGCAATCCTTACCGCGGCACGAGACTTAACAGGATACACATGCTATACATATCCCGTACCTCCATGTCCACAGTGTCTGGCAACTTTAGTCCAATCAAAAGTATCAAAGGTTGTAACATTAAAACCAACAAAAGAATTTAGTGACCGTTGGAATCTGTATTCAGCAGCGTACATTGAACTTTTAACCCACATATCTATTCATTACTTGTCGGAGAACTAAACATGTCAGGACCAACTTTACCCTATGCACAATATATCCACGCCCAAAAGTATCGTGCCCCCAACGAATCCTTTCGGGAGGCAATGAATAGAATAGCCACGGCCCTTAAAGACGACGATACGCATTGGAAAAACCTAAGAGATATCCTTTTAGATATGCGTTTCCTTCCTGGCGGCCGTATACAATCGGCAGTCGGCAGCACTCGTTCAATCACTCCTTATAATTGTTATGTCAGTGGAACTATTGATGATTCTTTTGTGGAAGGAAGTGGTAGTATTATGCAGCGAGCTACAGAAGCAGCCGCCACTATGCGGATGGGAGGAGGAATAGGATACGATTTCAGCACACTACGCCCTAGAGGGGCACTAGTCAGAAAACTCCAGTCCCAGTCATCTGGCCCAGTATCCTTTATGGATATCTTTAATGCGATATGTTTATGTGTAGCTAGTTCGGGCCATAGACGCGGTGCTCAAATGGGAGTGCTTCGCATAGACCATCCAGACATTGAAGAGTTTGTTTTTGCCAAACAAAACACTCACAAGCTAACAGGATTTAACGTCTCTGTAGCTGTTACAGATGAATTTATGAGGGCAGTAGAGTCTGGCTCCGACTTTAATCTTCGCTGGAACAACGAAGTTTATAAGACAGTAAAGGCTACTGCTCTATGGGAAATGATTATGCGCTCTACTTGGGACTGGGCAGAGCCAGGGATACTCTTCATCGATGCCATAAACAATGCTAATAATCTTTGGTATTTGGAGTCTATCGCCGCAACAAACCCGTGCTTTGCACCTGATACACTAATAACTACCAATAAAGGTTTATTTCTAATAAAATCGCTAGTAGGAAAAGAAGTAACTCTATGGGATGGAGAACGCTGGACTACAGTAGATAACTTCAGAGTAACGGGCAGAAATGAGAAGCTTATAAGCATAGAACTTCAAGATGGCTCACTACTTAAAGTAACTCCATATCACAAGATGATTCTTGAGGATGGGTCAAAGGTAGAAGCTAGGGCTCTCTCCATAGGAAGCAAACTAAAACTTTCTATAGTCGAATCTCACGGCACTCACGAAGAACCGGGAGCCTATGCTAAAGGATTTTTTCTTGGTGACGGAAGTGAACCGCGTCCAGGACGAGCTTGGCTTGCCATTTATGAGGGCAAAGAAGTTTGCAAGAACAGAATAGTTTCTTCAATAGAAGAACTCTCTATTGGGATTGTTAAAACAAATGTGGTAACTACACTATCTTGGAATCAAGAATTTATTGGAGGACTTGAATGGGAGACTTTAGCTGGTCTTGCTCCTAGAAAACATCATTTACTTCCGTGGTTAGCTGCTCGTCAGAATGGTCTGCCCTCAGAGGTCTTTTCTTGGAGTGCAAAAAGCAAATTAGACTTTCTTGCAGGCTACTTCGATGCTGATGGAACAACAGTCCATACTGTTAATTGTTATGGCTACCAAGTATCATCAATAAGTAAAAAATTGCTTCTCGACATTCAAACGCTGTTAAAAACATTTGGAATATTATCCAAAGTTGGGTTGATGAAATCAGGAGGAAAACAAGATATTACCGGTGAAACTTGTGAAACCCAAGATTGTTGGAGATTAACGATCTCACAAGCCAACTCTATAAAGCTATCACGACAAGTAGAATTTGAGCGGTTACAATCTTTTAAGAATAAGCATGTAACGTACAATGTAAAACCGAAGATGGGAAAGGTAGTAGCACTCTCTGAGATTGGAGTAGCTGAAGAAGTCTATTGTTGCACGGTGCCAACTACTCACACTTTACAAATAGGTATTGGAGTGTTAACTGGTCAGTGTGGTGAACAACCCTTACCGCCTTTTGGTGCATGCCTCCTAGGCTCCTTTAACTTGGTAAAATACCTCATCAAAAGCACAGATGGCTACCATATCGAATTAGACCAGCTAGCAGAAGATATTCCCGTAGTAGTGCGAGCAATGGACAATGTAATCGACTTAGCTCGATATCCCCTAAGAGAACAAGAAATAGAAGCTAAAGCAAAGAGGCGGATGGGACTGGGAATTACTGGCCTAGCCAACGCTGTTGAAGCATGCGGCTATCCTTACGGTACACCTGCTTTTACACAGATGCAGGAAAAAATACTATATAAATTAGCATCCGAAGCATATAGAGCATCTGTACTTTTAGCCTACGAAAAAGGTGCTTTTCCTGTATTCAACAAAGAATTGTATGGGCAAAACGGATTTGTCCATAAACTTATGGAAAGTGACACCAATCTCATAGTTAGAGACGGAATACGAAACTCTCATCTGACAAGTATTGCTCCTACTGGAACCATCAGCTTAACTGCTAATAATGTTTCCTCTGGCATTGAACCAGTATTTTCATACTCTATGGATAGAACTACCATTACTTTTGATGGCCCGCGTATAGATCAGATCACTGATTATGGTATGCGAGAGCTGGGTGTAAAAGGTAAGCGCACGTCCGATGTATCCTTAGACGAGCACCTAAATGTACTAATCACTGCCCAAAAATACGTAGACTCAGCAGTGTCAAAAACTTTAAATGTTCCTGAGACAACATCTTGGGAGGACTTTAAAAACATCTACTTACGTGCCTGGAAAGGGGGTTGCAAAGGGTGTACTACATATCGAATTAATTCTGAACGAGGAGCAGTATTAACTAGCTCTGACGAGCCAAACGCTGCTTGTACCTATGACCCAGAAACCGGAGAAAGAAGTTGTGAGTAAGTCAAAGGAGTACCACAAAGATAAACACGCTAAGAGGAAGTACACATTTAAGACCCGTAAGGTTAAAAAGAGAAGTGTCTTATCACCCAAGAGGGGTCAAAAACGAGACATGCTTTTTAAGGAGTTTGATGAATGAACAAAATCAAGGTTTTAGACCATGGATTTATAAAAATCCGAAACATCAGTGGCCCAACTAGAAGGGTATCTGCTACGTTCGATGCAGATGACACTGATCCAGCCAACTCAGCAAGGATGTCCTTCCACCAAATGGATTCTGGCCGCACCCGAGAAGAAGATATAAAACTAGCAGAATACCTAATAAAGAATGGTCACACTACTCCAATCGAAATGATTGAAGTATGGATAGAGATGAAGATGCCGATTTTTGTGGCACGACAGTTTGTTCGTCATCGTACAGCAAGCATTAATGAGGTTAGTGCTCGATATACTATGCTAACCGAAGAGTGGTATATACCTAAACTAACCGATGTAACTACTAAGAGTTCCTCGAATAAACAAGGGCGGTCTACAACTCAGCATCTAGAGTCCAACTGGTTCTGTGCAGAGCTAAATAGAAAATGCGCGGAAGGGTATACATTATATGAATCAGCGATTAAAAGAGGTATCGCCCCAGAATTAGCTCGCTTATTTCTACATGTAAACCACTACACCCACTGGCTTTGGAAGCAAGATTTGCATAATCTAATGCACTTCCTCTCCCTACGTCAACATTCTCATGCTCAATGGGAAGCACAACAGTATGCTAATGCTATTCATGCGGAGCTAAGCAAAACTCTGCCAGAGTTAATGGGGTTGTATAACAAATACCAGAGGAAAAAGTGATTACAAAACAATTAAAAGAGCGTAACCTACCGCGTTCAACCTATTATTGGAGACTATCCCACGGGTGGGACAAAGAAAGGGCATTGACAACACCACCTGATCGGCAGAAATCGGGGCACAAACAGATTAAACTACCCTAGACAAAAATCGGCCCGGTATTATCCGGGCCGAAACTTCCCACTTCCCACTTCCAACTCATTTGCTAGCCTATCTCATCTAAAGAGATCCCTTTAGGAGATTGTAAATCACTTACAATCTCCTACTCAAGCACTGGTCAGTTGCCAACCCGCCGTGCATAACTTTGGTTGAATCTCTGTTGTAGTTGCAAGATACGATCCTGCAACCTCTTTTCAGTTCTTGAGTCGCCTCGTGATTCAGCAAGTCTAAGGCTCTTACGAAGATCCTTGATTTGCCTTTCAACATCCTTAGCATTAGGAACCATACGAAGTAGAGATGCACGGTCAGATTGGACCTTACGAAGCTCTACTAAATTCTTATCCGGTCCGCTAGAAAGGGTTTTCACTAACTTATCGGCGACAAGTATCTTAGAAACCCTGTCATTGTACAACGATACCGCCAATGCACTAGTAGGAGTAGCAGTAAAAGGCTTCAGGACAGGGATATCAGTTACCTTAAAAGGATCTTTTCCGAAAGTCCCAGTCCACCCAGAGTTCACTGCATCCTCAACAAATCTCCCTAAGCTACCTAGCATAGTATTTGCTAGTACCTCATAAGTAGATGGTCGGAGATCTATTGCTCCGCTCTCTACCGCATTCCCACCAGTAACCTCATTCATGAACTTCGCTAAGGATTTATATCCTTCTGGTGTTTTCCTCCATGCCAAATAAGCATCTGGCCGCTTAGACGCTCCAGGATATCCTTCAGGCCCAAGAGGATTCCCAACGAAATTCTTGTTTTCAATGATTTGCATGATTGGGTCAAATGCGGTAGGAGACACAGCTTGTGCTGCCGAGCCACTCTGGATAGGATTCATTGTATTAAACATTAACCCAATACTATCTAAGGCAGCGTCTTGAGGCTTAGTGATTCCACTAAAAACTTCACTTAAAAGGCTACCTAATCTCCAAAAAGCATTATATCCCCAAGGTGCGGGGATACTAGGATATGTATCCCCAATTTTGAAAGGAATACTGATTACTTTCTCTTTCTGATAAGATGATCGTGAATTCCAATCTGAAATCCCGTCTTCGTCACTATCATCGCTCAAGGCTTGTCCTAATTGATCTATCAAGAACGAAAACGCAATCGTACCCCCAATAGCTGCCTGTAGTTTCTTTTTCCCTACTCCTTGCATAATATTCTGCACTACTTGCCAGTTGCCTTGCACAGTAGCATTAAAAAACAGCCACCATGTATTAATTGCATTAGTGTGATACCCTCTACGAGTGAAGTTAGTCGTCAAATCTCTTGATATCTGTGCCGCCCGTTGATCTGAGATACCATTTTTAACTAGTGTATCAAATGTAGCTAACCGCATTACATTTTCAACAGCAATGTTTAGGTTCTCAATTGCATCTAAATTCTTCGTGCCCCACTCAACTACTGCACCTAACTTACCACGCCGACGGCCTACTTGGGCTTCGAAGCTCTTCCAAGAGCCATCCATAGACCTAAGTGACTCAACAAATGATGCTGACCCTCCGGCTTTCTCAAATCGCTCTACCATTTCTATCTGAGCAACCTGTTTAGGGGTAGCATTGGCCTTATCTCGTACTCCCTTAATAACCACAGTTCCTAATGCTTTGGCAGCATTCTTATAATTACCAAAAACTTCTTTCCAATGATCCTTAGCCTCAGTAGCCTGAAGATTATACAACGCTGTTCCGGCATCTCTAGGAATGTTAGTCAGCATAAAATATGGAGATGCAGCCACATTAACCCACCGGATCCAGCTGTTTACCGCTCGCATGAGCTTAGTAGGACCTACTAACTCATGGGCATCTAATTTTTTAATCGCCCTAGCAATACCTGCTGCTCGAAGATTACCGGCCTGGGGCACTACATATAATGACTTTCCTTTTCTAACAAACCCCATAGAGCCGTTATTTAAAGATTTGTCGTTGATTTTGAACCAATCTCCCCAAAGCTTTTTATCGCTATCTTCATACAACTCATCTGCAAACTGGTTCATCATCTGATTTCGAGCCGCAGTAGCACTAGCTGTATATGCTTGGGCGAGAACATTTTGTATTACGTGTACTGCATTAGGTAGTTCTGCACTACCCTCCCTTCCATACAACTTCCCGATGCTCTTATTGGGAGTATCAAAGATTTTCCTCACTTCTTCATCATAATCATATAACTCCCTACGAAGAGGCACATAATGGGAATATGCTGATTCAAGTTTGGCTATCGCGGTATCAGTAAGTAATCCACCTTCCCTTAATGTTTGAAGAGTATACCGCCCTAGCGTATCCACTAATTCTTCTATTTGTTCAAACTCAGGATTATTAATAACACGTTGATTATATAACTCCATGGCATTCATAAATCCATCAGCTTTATCCTGAAGATATTCCTCAGAACCAATTACTGCAGTAGAATACCCGCTAGCCCGACGCTTAAATATAGCCCACTTAGAACCAATTGGATGACTAGGATCAGACTCAGATGGCAAAAACCTCTTTAATAATATTGCAGCATCTAAATCAGTTAATTTGCTAATAAATTTCGACCCACCAGTTACACCTTCAATAGCCTTATCCAATAATGCAATTGTGTTTGGATCTAAATCACCTCTTAAAGTCTTCAGGAACTCAGGAGCAGCTCGTAGAGCAAGTTGGCCATTCACATCATCCAACACCACATGCCTTGCTGCTAACTGGTGCCCTACAACATCTGCTGCCCTAGGTTCAGCAACTCGCGTAGCAAGTTGGTCACCCAACAACATATGCTGTGCTGCCTGTTGATCCTTTATAAGCTGAGCATCCGCTGGATCAATCTTGATCTTTGACACCAAATGGCGAAGTGGCTCCATATACTCTCTTTTAACTACACTCTGTGCTGCTCCTTGCTTAGCCGCCCATTCATCAAAAGCAGTATAAAGCCTAGGACTCTTCCCTTTAACATAGTGAAACTGGTCGACTACTCCAGCAAACCACTTATTAAACAGTCCAGGTTGAGAATACTTTTCTACATATTCCGACACGGGAGATGTATAAAATTTACTTTTAATCTGCTGCACTTGATCGGCAAATTGGTCTGAGTAGAGAAGTTCATTAGCTAAACCTCTTTGTTGCTCTATCGTAAGAGGCTTATCTCCAATCCCTAGATCTTCCAATGTCAGCGGCTCTGCCTCTACTCTAGGGGCGATAGTGTCAAATGAAAATTCCTTTTTTAGTCCTTCTAGACTTACAGGCATCTCGTCAATGACTTCCCTAATCTGACCAGGCTCAACTACCTGCCCACTAACTGGGACAATATTATACAATCCTGTATCAATCCCCATTTCCAATGCGACATCCTTATGGAGTAAATTCGCATCAGCAGGCCAAGCATAAATAGTCCCATCTCTAGGGTCTTTTAAAATCCGTACTCCTTCAAAGAAAGGTTGCCCTTCTCTTGTAGCTTTAGCTCTCTCTCTATTAAGAAGGCCCTCAATCTGACGCGGTGTTGCTCCAATAGTAATATCAGCAGATTGACCAGTCCGAGTAGCCATCGCATATCGTGAATCTAATACTGCAACTCGTGCCGCCGACGGAACATCCTCGATAATTCTTGTTTCTCTCTGAACAGCCTGCCCAACTCTCTCTGCTTGCTCCGTAGCTCTCTTAATAGAAGCCTTTGCAAACTCCAATGCCATTGAATCAGACAAAGTAGGTCTAATTCCAGCTCGGGCAAAGGCTTGCCCGACTTGAGTCTGTGCCCACCAAGTCTTAATGGCATTAATTAATTGTCTAAAAAACCCTGCTTCTGGAATTCTCTTATTCGCAGCTGCTTGAATAAAATGTGCAAGGTCTTCTTCAGCCAGAAGTGTAGGATCTATTTTAGAAACCTCTTCACGTACCCTAGTATACTCCTGTTGCCACTCTGCAGGGGATAATTCTGTATCCATAATTTTACTCTCAATCCCTAAAGAGTTAGCTAAGGCTTGAGTAGAATTCCTTAATCCCTGAAGTGCAGTTTGGCTCCCATTATTAGCTAGGTTTATTAAATCTTGATGAAAAGATGGTAGAGTATCCCCTAAGACTAAGTGAAGTCCAGCATGTCGGCCCTCATGAAGGAGCACACTTTCAGGAGATTGTCCTTTTGGAATCCTATCCAGGTTAATCTCCATTACTCCAGTAGCCTTATTAAAAAATCCTGCTGGGGATCCTTCAGCAGATACTTGATTAACTCTTAAAGCCCCTGCATCAATAGCCCGTTGAGTAATACCTTGTCCTATTAATTTATCTGAAGCTGAAATAAAATCGATTAGACTAACTGGCTTTGCAGATTCGCCAACAGCTGGACTATCCAATAGATGCCCACGTCCTCTATTCTTAGGCCTATCTCTAGGAGACAAAGGTGCTATATCAGCATATTCTATATCATATCCCCCCTTAGAACCAAATTTTGCATCGCTAACTAAATTAGCAGGAGGAATAATATCAGCCTTTCCATAAAATAAATTTCCCCTAGAGTCTCGCAATTCCCTTGCATATCCCATATCAATTAAGTCTCGAAGATACCTATCCCCTCTTGAAACCCCTTTATTGCCAGTAAGTTTAGCCTTAGACGTCCACCCTTCAGCTAATTTATTAACAATAGGTAGCACTTCGTGTTTGATAAAGTCTCTGGCCGATCCTATTGATTTAGCGGATGAAGTAGCAGGTGTCATATTTTGGCGACGCCAAAGATCAGCTACTAGTTTAGGGTCTAAAGCTAATATATTGGGAGGCGTGCTATCTTCGCGTGTAAGAACTCCTTGGCCACTCTCATCGGTGGGCACTTGGAATTGGCTTTCTTGCGGCCTTTCTTGGTTGAGCACATTCCCATAAATTTGCGTTGCTTCTCTGTTTTGGCTGGCATTTATAACCTCACTGGTAGACGGTACTACTGGCGTCTGAGCTGCTTTCTCTCTCGTAGCTTCTGGAGTAATTGCTCCTTGTATTTCTGGTATTCCTTCTTTAACTTCTCCCGGCGCTCTTTGCATTTGCAAGACATTAATTTGTTCTCCAGTTGGGGTTGTTTCTTGTAAACCAGCATCAGGATTTGGTATGATATTAGAAATCGCCGCATCCTGCATTGTTTTGTCGATTTGCTGCTGACGTGCCTGTGGGGAAGTTAGCCCTACTACACTGGACTCAGAGGGGCTTTCAATAGGAGATGCCGTAGGAGGGGTAGATGTACTTGGAGCGTTAGGTTTAATTGGAGATGCCGTAGGAGGGGTAGATGTACTTGGAGCTGTAGGTTTAATTGGAGATGCCGTAGGCTGTTGAGTGATACCTCCTTGTGCCGTAGGCGCAGCTCCATGTTTACTAACAGGCCCAGCAATGCTACCTAATATACCCCCAGATAATACTCCGGGCGCAGCAGCATTTAATATCCTACTCCTATCTTCGGCAGACAGATCATCAAAGAGTTTTTTATTCTTGGCTACTCTATCCCCAGCAATACTTACTAATTCTTGCAACCCTTCAGTAACCCCCTCGATTGATCCATACTTCCCTGCTCCTAAAACTACATTGGTTGCAAGCTGCCTAACTCTCTTCCCCAATCCTTTAGGATCAGCCTTAACAACCTTAACAACTGCCTTCTTAGCCCATGGCAAAAGTCCGACATCCTTAGCAAGTTTAAATAGCGGAACAACTTCTAAGGCAGAATTTAGGGCCCCCACACCTATAGAAGGTCCAAGAGCTTTTTCAGGAGACACACCTTCTGAGGTTAAACTCCCGAATTCTCCACCACTTTCCAAACCAAAAGTAGTACCTACAGCTCCAGCAGTTGCCCCTCTAGCTATAGCTTTATTAGCTATTCCGGTAGCTGCTTTTTTAGCAGACTTTCTCATTGCCGCTGAAACTACTGGCCCAACAGCAGCCTTACTAAGGACATTAGCAGCAACTTTTTTAATAGCACCCTTGACAAGAACTTTCCCGGCAATTCCACCAACGCCGCCACCAAGTGCAGCAGTGGCAATAGTGCCTAACCCTTTAGTGCCTTGATAAACTGCCCAATCTACAGCTCTACTTAGTCCACCAGGATCAGCTATCTTAATATCCTCCAAATTAGCTACTTTAGGAGCTTGCCAACCCTGCGTACTTTCCTGCATGTTACGTCTATAAACATCCAGTCCCCAATCTCTTAACCCCTCCGAACCAACAGCTTGCCCAGCTAATCCAACTATCCCGCCTCCCAAAGCTTGAAGCTCATCTACAGATGATGCTATTCCTTTCTTCCATTCAGGTTCTTCCTTGATTACAGGAACAGTCCCACCAAAGCTATCTAAATAAGATGGGCGTGCAACAACTGGATAATTTTGATCAGCCATGGATTTTTACCAACTCTGACAAGGGGAGAGTTTTAATAGGACGAACTTTTTGAAGTCGCATCATAGCCTGATTCTTAGCGCTAGCACTTGGACCAAGAGCAACTTCCATAGAAAATTGACTTCCTCCGCTGGGGAGCTTGCTTTTAGCATCTCTTTTGTTCATTGCGTCCAAGAATTGGGCTAGCTTATTCACATCAAGCTCCAAACTGACTTCGATAGAGCTTCATCAGAGCCATTAAGGCACGTTGTTGAACTTGTGGGTCAGAATCAGTAAGCCCCTTATCAATAGCGTCAATTAATGCTTGCTCTTCAGGTGTTTTAGGTTGGGTCCTGAGTTGAGACAATCTTTCATTAACAGTATCAGGAGATACACCTTTAGATAACTCCTCTCTAAGAAGACCTTCCATTCCTGACAACTGAGGCATTCTTTGAACCGCTGATCTTACTTGGCCTTGTAATGCCTCTTGCTGAGCACGTTGATTCTCTTGCTGTGCCCGATTTTCCTGCATTAGTTTAAGCTGGGAATTAAAATCTAATGCTTGCTGTGCCCGATTTTCTCCCCTCTGTGCCCGTTGCTCACCTAGCTGTTCTAATTGAGACTTACGAGACGCTTCTGCCTGTTGTAGCCCTAGCCTCTTAAGGTCAGCTATATCTCTTAAACTAGGACCTGCCGTCTGAGCTTGTTTCGACTGAGATTGATTCAGCATATCACTAAGCACAGCCTCCATAACACTAGCCCGTTCACGTTTAGGAAACCCTGCCGCGATATTCTTAGCCCTAGCAGTAGCCAAAAAAGCATCAGACCCTCTACTAACTTGCTCATTCCAAGCATCAGTCTCGTTACGCCATTGAGATCCTAGAGGCGATCCTGAATTAGTAGTGCTGCTAGGAGCTTCTTGTCCTAGTGTAGCAGCTACGTCTGCCGGCATCCTTCCGCGTTGATTTTCTGGTAAAGCTAAATAGGCCCTAGCTTTACTAATATCATTACTTTTACGTAATGCTCCCATTGTATCTTGACTAACACCAAAGTTTATTCCTGTACTATTAGGAGCATTTTCCTTAGCCTTCTGGACATTGCTAGGACTAAATATATCTGCAATCGGCTTAACACCCTGAGGAACCTGTTTCCCTAAGTTAGCAGCAGTAAGGGTTCCAGTTGGCATTTCATACCCTAATTGGCCAGTAGGCTGAGCTATACTTCCACCACCTACTCGCATTAATTGCTGTTCATAATTAGCTTGGTCAGTAAGACTGTTAGATGTAGGTGCTATACTTGGACGTGGGTGAGCGGGTTGAGCGGGTATTACAGATGGTTGCTGAGGAATACCAGCAGTACCACTCAAGCCTCTCAAGCCTCCTACAAATTCTCCTATCGGACTAGCTACAGACTTATAACCTCTTACTGCAACATCGGCTAAGGTACCAATATCTTTTCTAAGAGCTTGTCCGGCCTGCCTAGCCGTACCTATTTTTGAAAGTTGTCTAAGTGTCTTTGCTAAAGGAATAAATATACCTGCCATAATCTCACCCTCTACGAGGACGAACAGGGTTTACATAGACTCCAAAAGAATCCAATGAATTCCCACTACCAGTCATCGTGATTTTAAATTGATATGTGCGAGCATGTTGGCGAGTCTCCAAAAGAACTTCATGCTCATCTTGTTCAGATGTCAGAGTAACAGAATAAGCATTAGGAGTCTTAGCAGACCCCTGTTCTTTAGTATATCTAGCTACTTGTAATGATCCTGTGCCGCTTGCAATGAGAGTTGCTTTAGGGCAATTAAAGGATTGCGGGCCAGCTAGAGATAACTCTCCAGTAGTAATATACCCAACTATAGCTGATCCATGATCTGTATTGCCAGATACTTCGAATAGGCCATAACCGTTGGAGACTACAAATAAATCTCCATCGTGTTCCGTTACTCCAACCACACTATTCCACCTGTTATCTTGGGCTTGACTAAGCCCAAGAGTCGAAGTACTGATTTTATAAACAGCCATTAGCTAGAAATACTTTCATTAACAGACTGATTACCAGAACCAGTCAGATTAAAATTAGCCGCGGCATAAATAGCCTGTGCCAACCCGGTAGTAAGTTGTGCTACCGCTTCATTAGTATCCTTAGTCAAATCAGCCAGAATCTTAGCTTTTTCTAAAGCATACCCAGTTGCTTTATCAGCTTGCTCTAGAAGATCATTAATTTGCATTTGACTCCACCCACGCCGCTCACCCTCAGATGCAATTTGTGCCTGCATCTCAGCAACTAAAGCATTTAGTCGTTGCGTCTCTGCACCGCGTCTTGCTTGTTCAGACTGAATATCATTAGCATAGCCCTTCTGTGCAAGATCATGGACAAACTTAGCATCTTCACGAAGCCAGTCTGCATATTGTATATTAGCTGTGAGGGCTTTATTTGCTGCTTCTTTGTTTGCTTCTTCCTCTGCTCGACGAAGAGCAATAGTCAAAGCAGAGCTAGCCATACCAAGCCCCATAGAAGATGCACGATAAACTGCATCCCGTTCACGCTTAGTTGCAACTCTGGATAACTTCGACGCAGCATCATTCCACCGATCATCAATAGTAGATGATGAAATTAGAGGAGTAGAAGAGCTAGGAATAGTTGGACTAGTAGGCTTATCACTACTATAATCAGGCTCGCTGGGTGTGGAGGGAGCTACATATGTCTTGTTAACTCCCGATGTATTAGCAGCATAGTTTATATCAGCTAATCCAGGAATAACTGTTTCAGTATAGCTTTTTAGATCAGTAATAGCGTCCTCTGCATCCGCTTTTGCCGCTTCAGCAGTTGCAATAAGGTTATCAAGGTTATCAATAACCTCACAGAGAACATCATTAGCGTAAATGCCTGTGCCACAAAGGCCCATTGAAATTACCCTCTAATATCTCGAAGGAGAGAGATTTTACTAATCTCTCCTATTACTGTTCCGGTAGTCGCGTCCTCTATGGTAATTGCAACTCGACAATCTAGGATATCTCCATAGGCCAGAGAAGTAGGAGTAATAGTAAAGTCATACTCAGCTTTGGTTAAGGAGTTGATCGACTGAGCACTCGTAGCACATATATCAGTTCCAACTGCCCCATCTCCATCATTGACATAAACAACTAAGTCAAGAGTAGCCGTAGTATCGGACACAGCAGTTACCATTCCTGCCCGAAAACTTAATTGTATTGACTCTCCTAGCACATAGTCATTGTAAATAGGCACCATAAACCGAGCATACGCTGCAGTTGGAGTACCATTGGAACCTTGGTTATCACTTTGGATAGTAGGTGCATCAGTTCCGAAGATTCCTTCAACAATAGCAAGGTCATCAGCGGCGGCAGTTCCAGGAAGATTACTAGATAAGTCATCCCACACTTTGCAGCTACTTAGGGGAATCCCAACCTCTACCAAATCCTGCTGTTCTAGCCAGTTTCTAGAAAGCTGACTATCCTTCAAAGTAAGTGTAGCTCCACTAAGCTCCATCTCACCTCTACAAACAAATGACTCACTCTTATCGATTCTCATGATAAACACCAAACAAGTTGATTTACCTCTTCCTCATCTACCGTCGTTCGTATATATGCAAAGGAGGTATATTTGTCTTCTACATCTAGACGAAGTTGATCGGGGAGGAGAGGAAAGATAGAGCCATCTTCTAACCCTACCATAGGACCATTTTCACTCATAAAGATCGCTAGACTTGAAGAAGTGCCTAGAGTAGGAAAAAGAGTTCCTGGCAGTGTAATACTGCCCTTGGCGTATTTCCTATTGGTATCCACTAGAGTAGTGTTATACTCTTGCGGGACTTGTCCAGTAGTCCAATAAGCTGCATTAGCACTAATTACCCAAAAACCATTATCAAGACCAATACCTGACAGGACAGTGTCAGGAAAATAAACATGGGCTTCGTCTAGTTCAAATAGATGATGAAATTCGCCAAGGCTTGGAAATACTACATTTTCAACCCCAACCATGACTGAGCCGCGGTAGGAGAATAGGCATGTAGATGGAAGAGGAGGACTTAAACTCTGAGTGCGCAACGGCTCATAGGAGTCGCTAATGCCAGTTAATGTCACTGGAAAAGCTCCTACTGCATGTGTACTCTTATAATATAACTCTTCCCCATTTGTGTCTGAGATATAAATCTTCCCGTATACCGCGTTAGAGTCGTAAGAAGATAGTCCGACTTGGATGCTTTGTTCTGAGCTTAGGGTAATTGAGGCTGATTTATTAGCAGAGTGTTCAACCCCTTTGGCATCAATAAGGGTAACTGCTACTAAATACTTACCTACAGAAAATCCGCTGGACCCTATAGCAGTTAAAGATGCAACTGGAGGCGTGTTTAAACCCCATGGGCCAACAGTATCATTGCTATAGATTTGACCTTTAACAATACCATTACTCCATAGGCAGCGATTGCCATGTACTAAAAATTCTACTCGTGTAGTATCATCTAATCCAGTAACCAAACTAGTAGTAGCCCAAGTAGTAGTATTTATGCTATATATTGTACCACCATCTTGAACTAATAGCAATCCTAATCCTGAGAAGACAGTTAACCCATCGGCGGCTACTAATCGCTCCGTTAATCCTGACCTAACAGTAGGCCACCCTGAACTGCGCCAATCTACATTAATAGCAGAGACTACCCTAGACCCATTATCATTAGGAAGAAATATTGAATGGCGTGGACTATGGAATGTATCTTGGCCTTTAGTCCAAGGACCAAGCTGAATAGGATTTTCAGTCATTTTTGATATGAGTAATAAGTTTATAATTGGATTGGCTAGTTAGTGTTCGATGGATAGGTGTTAGCCACGAGTAAAACTGAGGCTCTCCTAGAACAGTAAATTTCATTTGAACGGCTTCAACTCCTGTAGAGCTGATATTCCAATTTAACTCATCCACATTTAGAGTAGCTGTAGTAGGAAAAGTAGCATTAGGTAAACTATAATAACCAAACTCACTTTCACTCCCATACTCACCAACTGATACATAGTGAGGGTCGGCATCTGGGTCATATATGACACAGGATATTGCCGCCGAAGAGTATAAGTAAAACGCACTAAAATGACTACCCAAAACTCCACTCCAAAGAACACTAGAACTATAGCTTCCGATTAAAGACGACCAAGTATTTACTTGTCCATCAGAGTCAATTAGATACCAATCCTCATACCTATCTAAGTCATCAGATCCTAATGTTTCAACTATTTGCCACTCTACAGAGTCACCATCTGGAGTATCCCAACAATTTGAACACCATGTATAACTAAATGCAATAGGTATTGTTGTTTTTAATTGATACCTATTTACCTTAAGGCAGAATAAATAATTCTTATTATTGAAAGCTAACGAACCTACAGGCATAGCTAAGGATAATATGGTATAAAACGGCATACCTCCAAGGTCTGAGTTTATTGTTCCAACTTCATCAAAAGAAAGTGAAAGAGCATACTCCTTTGCATAAAGTTCCACAAATCCTCCTTGTCTAACATTAAAATAACCAAATACTAAAGCCTGGTTAAAATTAGAATAAGCAGAACCTTCTTCGGAGTCCACATTAAAAAACACAGCTCCATTATCTGTAAGGCTAGCTTTTTCATATGCGAAAAATACTTTTATTAAAGTAGGGTTAGCAAAGTCATAGGTGCTATATAGAGACGAGCACCCTCTAATATAAAGTAAATCCCTAGAAGACGTTCCTTGTATATACCATCCATCTCCCCTAGCACCTTCACCATTATAATGTAGATTTTCATGGCAAAGTAGGTTTATACCAGTTAGAGTATGTTCTTCTTTAGTGCTAAAAGTATCTGTATCCTTATTATAAGACAGTATCGTAGCAACATACTCATTGTCTTCATTTATACTAACCCCAACAAGCTCACTTCCTTGAGGGTGTAAAGCAATGGAGTTAGATAGAAAATTAAAACCTGAAAGAGCAAAAGCATAACTAGAAAATGTAGAAGGACCAGTAGGATCTCGTTTGAGCACACCATCTTCTATAATACACTTTAAAGACTTAGGAATATTAGGTTGAGCAAACATCAACCTATATTTTTGTACGCCCCCTTCTATACCTAATTCGTATAAGTAGCTCGCAGAATATGAACCTGGGGTTGAAATACTACTTTTAATCCCTTTCCAGAAAATGTTAGAACCATCCCAATTAATAGTTCCCTTGGTAAAAGCTCCATTTACATATGAAGATTTCAGATGACCAGTGTTAACACTAGCAGGAAGCATATCTTCACTACTTCCTGCTAGAGAACTTCCTACTATATTAGTTTGAGTGGAAAGAACATTCTTATTAGTAACTGTCCACACATCATAAGTGGTTTGAGTATCAGCTAATTGATAAATAAAGTCACTAGGAATAACTGGAGTAGAAGTTGAACTACCAGAAATAACTACTGCTTTATATATAGGCACTAGTCCGTTTTTTATGATTGATACCCTTAGTACAGTTCCATCAGTTAATGTTACTGTCCACGATCCAAACTTCTGACTCGTAGCCTGCATCCTAGCTTCTAGTTGAGCAAGTAACTTCCTAGGAAGAGCCAACGACCCTCCATTAGAAAGCATAGGACCAATATGCCGACCAGTATACATCAGAGAGATTTCACTTGTAGAACTGCTGTGTGATCAATATTTGTGCGGCCGATATCTACAATTCCGGATGTAGAAGTCGTAACCCGATGAGTAACACTTAATTGAGTGGCCCCAGCAGTGGGAGTTACTTGTACACCATAAGTATTAGTATACGAAGTACCCTCCTCGTCTACTACAGTGCCCAAATATGCTGACGCGGTTATCGCTGTTCCTCCCACTATTACACTCGTATGAAGTGTAATAGTCTCGTCACTTCTCAGCCAGCTCTCATAAGAAAAAAAGATCCAGTCAGTTGAGTTAGGATCAATAGGATCATTGCTTAACTGTACTGGACATGTATTATTATGAATGTAGCTCATAAATACAACTCATAGTCAGGAGGAGTTATCAAGACAGCTCCATCAAAATGGCGGACATAAAATCGATGGATTTCTGTTACTACTACTTGAATAGCTTCGTCTAATTGAATTGGTTTGGCAGGGGGAGATACAGGACTAGGCGAAGAATACGTACCTTTGGAGTCTCTTGCACTCCTAGCCTCTAACCTAAACGAAGAAACATTCTTCTCTAGCTCTGCCCAATAGCGCTCTTTATCAAACCCACCTACAATATTCCTTTTAAAATACCTCATGAATCTATGCACAAATGGTTGACCTATAAGGTCATGTCGTGGAAGATTAGTCCCTTTAGCAGGAATAAGAGAGACTTTTATGGCTCCCTTTATATTCCCACCCAGACGACTAATCCTCCCGTCCGGCCATTCTGCTTCAAAAGAATAGCGGTCAGCTATAGGGATCATTAAATCTCATCCCATGCTAGCGTTAATGTCTCTGCTGACAAAGCTCCATTACTAGCAGTGCTTGCAATCCACATTTGCAACTCAATAATGTCTCCAATATATGTATTATCATCTGCAGGAACAAATGGCCCCGCATCTGTACCATCTCCATCAAGAGGAGAGCCACTAGTGTAGGTAAAGAGATCCGTTCCGCCGCTCATTTCAGTATCATAGTGAGAGCCGAAAGTAGTACCAATATTCTTGGCATACACACTCACTCCAGTCCCAAATCCACTAGACCCATCTGTATACCATCGGATGTTGGAGATATTAGTATCCGGAGGTGCTTCCATGTAAGGACGGAGCTTCTTGGTGTAACTATAATCAGTACCGGCCCCAGGAATTACTAGTGGATCATTAGTATCTACAGTAGTGTCATTGGCGGCTTTAAACCGTACAGTGCCAGAAGTCTTATCAGTTCCGGTATCAGCGTCAGTTGTCATTTCATGGATTTGAATCGTTGCGGCCATTAGTTTGCCTCATATCTAAGTAACAGTTGAAATATAGTCACTAGCTGTAATAGTTGTAATATGCTCGCTAGATGCAATAGTGACATATCGATCTGAAGGGTCTATAGCTATAACCCTAGCACTTGGAGTAGGGATAGAAATAAGTCTCTCGCAAGCATTAATGGATACCAGTCTACTCTCATTTATTGGTGAAGCTAAAATAGCAGATAGAGAAAGGGTAGTTCCCAGAGCAACTGCAAGATAAGCATTTAGTGTGATATTATTGTCATAAGATGCTTGTAAAAGACCATCAGTAGAAAGTATGTTCCTAATAGTGTCCCTAACCAGACTATCTAATCCTACATTTGAATTGTAGGTGTCTTGAAGTAAGCTATCAAATGCCAAAGACCTACTAAAACTATCTTGGAGAACTCCATCCATAGAAGCAGATTGGAATAGTGTATCTTGAACAAGTCCATCAATCTCAGTAGTAGAGGTCTTTATCCCCCTTAAAAGGGCATCTGTACCTAAAGTTATACTACCTCCAGTTTGCAATAGCCCATCTAGACTGGTAGGTATTACCTCTGAAGTTTGCAATAGCCCGTCAATTGGAATTGATATTGCACTGGCAATAACTGCATCTAAGCTTGCTGTAGAAGTTACTGCAATCTGTTGAAGCAACCCGTCCACAGACACAATACTAGTAATTCCTGTTCCTTTTAGTAGGACGTCCAGCGAAACAACTATCTTTACCGCGTCTGTAGTAGATAGTTCTCCACCTAAAATCCCCTCTCCAAGAACCCTAGAGCCTAGCATCTACTTACCAATAGGTTAGCTGAGTAACACCCAGCCACGGCTGGTAGTGGGTGAAAGAGGATGTATTAACAGCTGACCCTTGATTATGGTAGAGTCGCAATTCTACATAATCTCCAGCAGCTAGTTCATAGGGAAAACTCCCTGACACACTAACATCTCCTGTAGATGCACACGCCCCACTTGCATGACGGTAAATAGCAGTGCCATTCACATACGCTGTTCCTGCCATCTGAGTTCCAGCAGATAACCCATTAAAACCTGCTCCAAAAGAGATTTGATACACCGCATCTCTGATAATATCAAACCGATATGACCCTACTGTAGTAATCCCACCATAGTCAAAGTCGGCAGTAGCCAATTGGATTAACGTGTGAGAGCCACTGTTTATCGATTGGGTCGAAGACCGCCGCATTCGACCAGCATGTAGCCTTAATGATCCTCGTGTAACCGTAGCAGTAACGGTTACAGACGCACTATCAGTTAGTGTTCCTATAGACCCAGACTCCTGAGTATCCATCTCGATATATTTATTCGTAGCATCCCACGTTCCTACTCCTACCCAAACATGAGTAGCATCCTGTTCTACTCGGATTGCTAACTGATCCCCGTCACTCCAACTATTATCCGTCTCTGCGTCAGTAAACTTCTCATGCCCTTCAGTAGCACTAAAGCTCGCACTAACATCCACATAGTTAGGTGTGCCTGTATGGTATGTACTGGCCTGCTCAATGTTATTGGCGAATTGGAATATCATAGCTTAGTATGGAATAACCACAAGCTTGTTTGAAGCTGAGATGATAACTAGCCTATCTTGCGATCCTTGGTATATTGTGAATCCGACTATGGCATCGAGTTGGGTGTGTGAAGATAGCAAAGCCAGTAAATACGCATCAAGAGAGCTAGTTTGAGTTAGTTGGATTATTAGTACCGCATCAATACCTACACTTGCTACCGAAGAAAGCTGAAGTATTGCATCAAACCCTATAGTGCTAAATCTTACTAGCTGAAGCAGAGCGTCTAATTCAATATTCTGAGTCATTCCGCCTTGGATTATAGCATCCATACCTACAGTTGTAGACCCAATTCTCCTTAACAACGCATCTAGACCTGAAGTAGTTAGGTTAGAAGTTTGAAGTACCGCATCTAGACCGCTTGCACTTAAGGAGCCTGATTGCAATAACCCATCTAAGCTAAGAGATTCTATATTGCTTCCACCAGTCAAAAGGGCGTCTAGGCTGACATTAGTTGACTTAGTTGCTTGAAGCATGGCATCCAGGCTGATAGATGCCATCTCTTCGGCTGATAACAATCCATCTAGGCTAGCTACTCTAGAAGCAATTGACTGTAATAACGCATCAATTTGAGTGGTAGAAAGTTGGCTGCCTTGTAATAATCCATCTATAGACGCTGTTAGTGATTGAGCTTGCTGAAGGAATGCGTCTAATGAGGCCGATTCTTCAGTACCTCCCGCAGTCAAAATAGCATCCAGAGATACTACACTGCTTTGAGCCTGTTGTAATAATCCACCCAAACTAATGGTTGCAGTTATCCCAGTTCCTTTTAGGATACCATCTAGACTGAGTGAACTAGTAACTAGGGACGAAGTGGTTCCCAAGTGGAGCGTTGCTGATCCAACAGTCTCAATTCCACCTCCTAGATGGAGAGTAGCTGAACCTGGGGATTCGTATGGCATTACATAGGCTCCGGAGTAATCAAATCTCCTACTGCTGCCTGCACAGGAGTTGCCCCGTGATCAAAGCCAACTACGAAATATCCTTCACTTTCCTCAGCAATGTGGTCAAACGTATATGTTCCATCCGCATGACTCCACACCTGCTTAATAAGTTTTCCAGTCAAGCGATGGTATAAACGTACTCGATATGCCCCAGCAGTACCTTCTTCATCGATCGTATCAGAAATTTGGCCTAAACCGCCAAAGTCTAGGTCGTAACTGTGAAGCTCTTGTAAAATTGAACCTGCCATTATCTCCAAGGCCCCGTCAGATCAACAGCTACACAATAGGAAGCCTGTGCCCTCCAGAACTGAATTACCCTATTTTCTAATCCAGTTATAGAAGTAGTAGAGTCTCCATCTGTGATTCCAGAAGCCGCGTGGATAGGAGCATAGACACCCGGAATTGTACCTCTGAATACAGTAGCCGACTCCCAAATCTCAGGCTTAGTAATGTATACTTGAGATCCTAGAGCCGATGGATAAGCACTGCCAGCATAACCCATACCACTACTATTTAGTACATGACCTTTAAAAATACCCTCAGTAGATGTTCCCACCTGAGTATACGATTTGGGCATAAACTTATTATTGGCGCTAGTGCCTACCAAACCACTCATGCTAGCCACACTAGTAGTTACCCCACCAGTTAGCATTGCACAATAAGCATCGCTAGCCTTTTCACTTTCTAAATCACCAAAGTAATTGACGGAAGCAGCAGTAGCAGTGCCACTGTGGTTAACCCAAAGGACGAGAGATAGTCCATCCGCGGCTAGTCTCCACTCTCTAGTAGTAGAAGATGCTGTAGAACTTTGCGCCCAGTAGTGACCACCAGATACTTGAGCGTCTGTAGGAAACTCTCCGCTACCAGTATCAACATCAGTCATCGATTCATAGCCCCGCACTCGTATGTATGTAGCCGAGCCAGTACCAGAGTTGTCAATACGAAGTAAAGCCCCTGTAGCTGTCACATCGCTCCTAGCATAAGCGGCTTTGTTAGTTCCAGAATAATCTTTAGTCCATCCTACTGGAGAAACTTTGGCAGTAATAGTTCCACTAACTGATCCATCGCCAGCTCCAGTAGCGTCAAAAGTGAATTGAGTAGAGCTAACATACGTTATTCGCTTATCACCATTGACGTAGGAATCACCTGCACCGGCGATAAGGATAACCGAGTGGTCAAGAAACCCATGACCCGCACTATATGTAGCAGTAGCGATACTACTAGAAACACTAACACTATCTAGCGTTATGTCTCCAAATCCATCGATTAAACAAGCGTCTAGAACTCCAATCGTCTTACCTACTTCCCCAGATAACGTTGGAGCACCAGCCATATCAGACGAAAACCACTTAACATCAACTGGGTTAGCCATTATTATCCCCCAAAGGAGTAAATATTGTAGTTATTACCGATTTTTGGAAAATATCGTTCTAAGAACCTATCTCCAACAGACCCAGTAAGCCGAATAGCTTCAAGAGTATTAAGCTGGCTTACAATCTCATCCTGAGTTTTTACACGAGCTTCTAAGCGACGAACCGCAATCCAAGCAATTAATTCATGATACTCCTCATCCCAGAGAGGTACATCCGTGGCTAGAGAGAAATTAGAGGGTTTATATTGGTAGTTCCCATTTAGATAGTAAGTTCCATTAGGAATCGGCCAAAACAGCCAATGGTCTGGCTCTCTAGACCGAATCATGTTTGTGGGAATCCCAATAGTCTCTTGACTTGTTTGCTCTCTTAAACTCCAAGAGTCGAACAGCTCTTCATATACAGGCCAACGAGCATCAGTATCATCCTGAGTAAGATATAAACTATTCCAATCAAAAGATTGGATATTGCATAGCTGGTAGTCGTAGGTGTTGGAGTATAGCGTAGCCATCAGACCGCGACGGAATAAGAACCGCCAATGTCGTGAATAAAGCAAGATATCCCAATAAGCCCTCTTCACTTCCTTGACAACGCGGCGCTGCAATGGATCAGTTAACGTACTTAGGCTAATAGATGAAAAGGTTAATGGCCTTCCATTAACCTCTTCAAATACTAACTCGCAAAGGTCTTTGAAGTTCATCGACGAGTATACTTTCTACGAAGTTCTCTGGCCCAATCCAGTCCGGCAGGTGTATCTTTAATTATGTCAAAATTATAGCGAGAAAAACTTTGACGATACACTAAATTACGTTGACTTTCAGGCATAGAAATTTCGCCGCCGTCCCTAGTAACAGAATCAGGCCGAGCCCTAATAAGCCTATCAAGATGATAACGCCGAACTGTAATAGGAATTCCTGGGGTTAAAGATATACGGTCGCCATCTACACTAATAGGAACCGACGGTTCACCCATAGATGCTTCTAAAGGCTGTAGCACAATCTCTACAAGCTGATTTAAAAAAGCCAGTTCCCTAAATAGCTTATCATCTGCATCTTGTGGGATATCATCAACTAACGGTAGGGAAGTATTAATTTCGATCTTAGGACCAGCAGTATCATCTGCCTCCAAAGACCTTTGAATTATTTTAGTAGCCATTATGCGTAGAGAGTAAGTTCAATGATTAAGTGGTACAAATCTCCTGAGTCTGCACCAGCAGTGGTAATTAAGAGGTCTCCTGTACCTCCAGTAGATTGAGGGTCGTGTAACCCACCTACATCTCGAAAGTCCATGTTGATAGCTCCAGCAGGAAGTACTAACGCCACATCATCTGTGGTGTGATCCCAAGAGAGAGTTATAGTAGTAAATCCTGAGTTGATACCCCTAACTCGTTCAATGGCCGCATGACTCACAGCAATCGCAGGATATTGACCGCCAATAGTCATAGCTGATTTATCTACAACTATTGCTCCACTTTCTCCGGTGCCATCTGAAACGCATAGTCTAGAAAAAGCATAAGATCTGCCTTCTGATCGAAGAGTGGTTGTAGTAATTGTATCAGCCATGTTTATACCTCTGGAGTGCCACTAGGGCACCCCATATAGTCTCCATTATCGATAACACTCGATTAGAAAGTCATCATTAGTTGTGATAGGGCAACAATCTGAGACATCTACATTGAGGTGGCCATCTGAATAAGCTACACCAATGCTAGCGGCGGCAACAAGAGTCTTATCTCCAGCTGCAACCTGTGTATAGCCAACCTTCGTTAGTCCAGTACCACTCAGCCACCATACGCCCATAGTACCATCTGTTAAGTTAGTCACTACTACCTTGGACGGGCTAAACCCAGGGCCATTAGAGTAGTCCAGATAGAAGTCAGCAGCAGTATATGTACCATATCCTCGAATTGCGCAATAATCCGAGGCCGTACCACCTTGAGATTGAAAGGCAACTGTAAGTCCAGTTACCGCAGAAACAGCAACATAAGCCATAGGTTTACTCCGTTAGAAAATGGTCGGCATCTGCCGACCAATAAGTTACACTAGTACAATCCGACGCTGCCGTAAGATCATCAGTTCCAGCTACCCAATCTGCATCAGCGGTAGCACCAACGGCAAAATAACCGATGATAACATTCCCGGCAGTAGCCGTAATTGCTCGTGCTACAGCTTCAGCAGCCGCCTCACTAGTCTTTACTTGATCAGTTGCAGCCGACTTGAAAGTGATTGTACCACCAGCATTGATCTGAGCAGCGAATCCACCATAAAACGTGCCAGTAGCAGCTCCAGTATTGATAGTATCTGTAATACCTAGAGCTGTACCTGCAGTAACAGCCGCTTTGGTATACGTAACACCATCAATACGATATTGAAATGCTGTAGTAGCTACATTCTCGGCGGTAGACCCAGTGCTTAGAGTTGGTGCATTAATTACTGAGTCAGTCTTCAACTCAGCAAGCTCAGAACGAACCGCCTCAAAGAGGGCGTATAATGCCCTCTGCGAAGCAGAATCACTCACTTCTTGGATATACTCTTTAATAGAAGCAGTCATAATCTAGCCTCAGATAGCAGTACGCCCAATTTCAACAGTAGCGCCCCAGTCCTGGTTAGTAATCTCAGCTACGTGGTAAGTTTCACCAAAGATATAACCGCGGTCGCCACCAGGATCAGCCTTATCGGCACGGTCATAGGGGATATGGTTTACCCGAACTGAGTCCTTGCCACGAAGTGCGACCTGCTTGAAGTAGTTCTGGCCCATTACAATCATCGAATACACATTGATATTCGAAGCATTATCAGAGGCTAGACCAGTTGAGCCGACTGCCGCACCAGCATTTGGTTGGTAAGTCAATTCAGGAGTAAGAACAAATCTGAATCCAGATTGTCTATCTGCCCCAATTTCATTGGGTGAAATAGTTGCCATTGATCCATATTCCTCCACACTCACAAACCCAGGAAGGTTACGGATATCATACTCCAAGTCAGTATGACAATACGCTGGATAACACCCTGGTATTGGATATGTAGCGTAATCAGTACTGCCCTTTAGTGCCTTATTCTGGGGTTTGCAATGGTACCGACGAAGATCCTGCTTAACTTTCATTAAGAGAGTCTTTGTAATCGTACCATTAACCGTACCAGTGGTAACACCAGTACCCCCAAAGAACGCATTGGTAGCAGCCTTCAACTTACCGAAGTTATGGAACTCTCGGACAAGTCGAATTTCATCTCCGGCAAACTCTACTTCCTGATGCGGAATATCATCCTCGAATAGAATTGCTGTCTCCTTCGTGTATCCATAGAGGACGGAATATCGAATAGGAGTTGCAGAAATGATGGTGGAGGAAACTGACTTGGCTGTGGGAGTCACACCCTCAGCCGCTTGCCGAGACTGTACGAACTCGTCGTCACCTCCAGCCGCCACCCATAGGTTATCAGTCCCAGACGGTAAAATAAACCGCTTGAACTTATAAACATTACCTGCATTAGTCTGCATTGGGATGGTGTCTCCTGCAGAACTCAATGCCTCTTCCGCCATAGCCGTATCGAGCATAATGCCCTTAATGACACCGACTCGGGCAGTATCTGTTGCTAGCTTATGAATAGCCATTATTTGAATACCTCAACCTTTTGCCTCAACCTTTTGCCTCAACCTTTTGCCTCAACCTTTTGCCTCAACCTTTTGCCTCAACCTTTTGCCTCAACCTTTTGCCTTTTGAGCTTGATACCAATTCCAACCGTCTTCTTCTGTTTTAAGACGGGTTGGTGAAGAGTTGGAGCGTCCAACACTAGGAGTTTGTCTACCTCCTGATAAGCGACTGGCTGTAGCGCCCGCTGCTTGTTTCCTTCCTTTCATTTGGTCAGCTCTCCATTTGCTAAACCGTTGTAGTGCTCTAGCATAATTAACGTCTAAATTCTCTAGAGCACGACGAGTAGGAGCATCCGCTTGTTCCCACCATCTGAAGAAGTCTTTTTGTAGTTCTGTCTTTGGTTCAGTCACATTACCATTAGCATCCCGGCTTACAATCGCTTCCGCATCAAATGGTAGGGAATCGATTAGCGCTGGAACTACTGATTGCATCATTTGTTGGTTATAACTTTCCAACATAGGATTGATGTGGGGTTGAAGAGCTTCCGGCCCTAGAGGAGTGACCGCCATTGATTCCTTTAGAGCCTCAGATAAAGCCGGCACTAAAGAGTTAATTAGACGATCTCCCAACTCCCCATTATCATAATCCTTTAACCCTGTTCGCAGTGCATCTACAACCTTATCTAGTTTAGGTTCAAATACAGGTTGGCTCCCAAGCCGCTCTTGTATTCCGCTCATGCGATCCATGATTGGATTAATAAGTTCTCCAATACGGGATTCAAATCCCCGTAGGACATTCGGCAGCTCACGCACATATCCTAACTGGTTGGCGGTATCTTCTGCCGTGAAATCACCTACAAAATATTCAGGATCAAGAGGCTCATCTCCAAAAGAGTCTTCACCTTCCAGCGAGCCTTCCCCATCCAGCGAGCCTTCCCCATCCATTGGTTCTTCATCCATCAATCGATGTGTTAACTTAAACATGTTTTACCTATGCTTTGAAAGTGAGCGGATTAGTTCTCGTAGTTCTTTTATTTGGCCACGAAGGGTATTGGTTATATCAGGGTCTAGAAGGGGAGTAGCACACTCTTCAAGGAGGAGAGCTTTCTTTGATTCTAGACTGTCTAAAAAGCCTTCCATATCTACCCTTTTTCTGCCAACTACTAATTCGATTGGAAGATTTTCATAGGGGCGCTGAAGATTAGTCACTGGTTGAGTCCTAGGATATTAAGAGAATCTTCTAAGCTAGGCTCACCCGATGATTCCATAGGCTGCCTGTCCTGCCTGTCCTGCCTGTCCTGCCTGTCCTGCTCATCTTCCTTCTTTTTGTCCTGCTTTACTGCCTCAAGAGCAATATTTCCGGCAGCTTGAGTTGTTATTGCATCAGCAGCTTGTTCGATACTTTGCCCCCGAAGCTGTGCGTCCAATGCAATCTTCATACGATCAGTAGCATCCTTCATTTGTGCCACTAATCGGTCAGTCTCGCTTCGAAGCTGTTCAACTTGGACCTTTGCGTCTGGAGCTGATTGCGCTGCCTCTAATTGCTGACGCTCCTCGTCATCAAGATCCAATTGCTTAGGATCAAATTGGAGGCCAGACAAAAACATATCCATTGCTTTTTTAGGACTCTTTCCATAAATGGGTTGGACAGTACGGTCTAATACCTGGATTAGAGATTGTTGTTGAAGGTCCCTAGTGATTAACGCAGCAGAGCCTAGGGCTTCAGCAGTAGCATCTGATTTAGCGTTTTCAGGACCATATTTTTGAACCCACTCATAAAAATCCTGTATGATCGGAGCACAAACATTATCATCCCACTGCTTTACAAACATTCGAAGATTCGTAATAGAATTATTTAGAAGTGCTTGAGTCACACCAACGCTGTCACTACTAGGCTGGCCTTGGAGAAGAAGAGGTAAACCAGTAGTCAATTCAGCCATACGAAGCCATAAGTCAGTCAATGGAAGAATCTTATCTAAGTAGTTGGGGAATTCTAAAGTTCCCATAGCCTGCTTTGGATCATACTGTTGGCCGGTTAGGGAATTTAAAGAGTCATTTAAAACTCGCCACCGCTTATAAGCATGGGGATTCCACCCTTCTCCTTCAAAAGGCTCAATTAACCCCTCTTTGATTAGAAGTTGGAAGCCTACACTCCATCCCATGTTATCATTACAGGCCCGAATTGCTGTATTAAGTCCTCGCTGGGGAGTTTCAATTTGTTCTGGAATACCAATGCCAACCCACGAATCAAATCTCGGTTCCCACACGAGAACGCGGTATGGAAAATGAGTAGCATCCAATGGCATTGGACTTATTCGAACTACCCGATCGTTGATTAGTTCAAATAGGACCGGGGTACAAAAATATCCTTCTTCCTCAACCATCTTGCTAAAATCAAAGACTCCAGTGCGCCGCCATATAGTATATGACTTTTGGTCTTCCCCACCTTTTATTACGCTAGGCGTCTTTGGCTTCTCATCTAGACAGAGCTGGATTTGAGACTGGATATAATCAGGGTCCTCCATCAACTCCTCAAGAGCTGACTTAGTAGTATATGGATCCTCCTCCCAAAAGAAGCGGCCATTCTGGATATTCGTACCACACCCAGGCATGTCTGGATAGCAGTTCTCTACCGGAATACATTCTATTGCTGGTTGATATAGAAGCTTATTCTCAATCTCTTTTTGAACCACCGCCCCCTCTAGAGGGTCTTCAAAAGCGAACGGGATAGCGGTTATGAATTCTTGGACATCAGGAGTAAGTTTCTTTCTCTTGGAGAATGGTCCCTTGATTACGCCAGTGCCTACCTTTCCGGCCTCCAGAATTTGATTTCGAGTCTCACTGTACCAATTGGATTCAACAAGCCAATCATCAATAAGAGACTTGGCTACTTCAATAGCAGCAATCCTAACTTCATCAGGCTGAGTGACCTTAAGTCGAAGTCTAGCAGGCATCACATCAATAAGATCTGGATACCGCTCCAGTTCCCTAGTAATAATAGCAGTATCACTAACTGGAGTCGGTTTGAGATCCCAATTCCGTTTGTTGCCAGTAGGAAGAAGGATATCAGATACCCTGCTAGTTCCAGCGTTAGTGTATGGGCGAGTAATGTTTACGAAGACCGTACTGCGAGTTTCATGCCCTGTTTTGCCCATAGTTGTACTAATAGGGCCATCTAAGGTACGCCCCTTAGTCCACTCCGACCCCTTTCTATTAACCTCATCGATTCCCTGATATTGTTCTCTTGCCGTTTCCCATACCTCTTCTATCCCACTCTTTCGGCGGGCCGTAATGGCCTTATCTCTCTCTTTTACCAAAGTAGTGGAGAGAGAAATAAGCTGATCATCAGAGAGAGCAAACATTAGATGTCTTTTAGCATCTTGTTTCTACGCTTAATAGCATCAAGCGTATTGCCCATTGATACCGGCGGAGCGGTAGGAGATGCAACCTTAGGCATTTGCTTAGGCATTTGCTTTGCCGGTTGTTGAGGCTGTGCCATACGCTCTTGCATACGCTCTTCTCTACTCTTAGTTAATACATCCCATAAACTTGGCATGCTAAACTCCAGTGGATAATGGGTAAAAGTGGATTTAGATACTACTACTAGAATACCAGATACTATTAATAGTGTCAATAAGAAACGAGTACCCATATAGCTAATACCCCATAACTTTGTCAATTGGTTGCCAAGAGTCCCTAGACATAGAAGAGGTAAGTGCTCCTGGAAATTTAACCAATTTGCCAGTAGGAAGCATAAAAGTAAGCATAAATGAGTCCCACTCATCAGGACTGCGAGAGGCAAGCTTTTCTGCTTTGGACCTGCCCATTGCAAATCGTGACCGATACTCTTCTTTGGACTCAATTAGTAAAAGCCCAGTCTTGTAGGCGTAGTGAATAGCGGTAGCCTGGGTTAGGAATGTTTTTGAGTATGGGATGTATGGGTCTTCTTCTTCTAAATAATCCTTGGCTTGCTTATGAAGATATGCTCGTAGGTTATATTCAAATCCGTTTCCTAAGCGTGCTCCAGTATGAATTGCTTGTAGTACTGGAGCTAACCATGTATATTTTAGTTGGTCAGCACATGATGCCCCTGGACCGTCTCGTTCGATAGAGACGAGGTTTATTGGTCCAGTTTTTAGTAATCCTCTAGCAACATCCTGTATAACTGCTGCTAATTGTAGGCCGTCCATAGAATCAAAAGTTAGTGCTGATAAGTTTAAACGACCACGGCGGCGCCAGATCTTTATCTTATCATTTCCCATACCAGCCGCATCGACCCCTATACACCACGGACGATCAGAAGGAATTTGAATATCTAAAGAATTCCTATCAAATGCCGCCAATATCAAATCCTCACCGATAAACTGAACTGCCGACGCGGTGTTATCTACCATTAGATACTGAGTCTTGAATACTTCGTCGGAAGTCTTTTGCTTCGTTTTTACATACCAATGCTCTTTCTCGGCAGGTAAATCAGGAGATTGACGTTTGCGTGGATCTTGCCACCACTCGAAAACAAATACGTCCTCTTCAGGAAATTGATTCTCAAGGCGGTAAAAATGAGATGCCTTCCACCCTTCAGTAGGGATAGTGCTACCATAGATAATGCAATCAGAGTTAGCAATTAGGGAGGATTCTACTAGTTGTGGGTGTTGGACTTCCGCAAACTCATCCGGAAGGGCAAGAGTAGATCGCCCGCCGCGGCCAATATTGTCTCCTACACCTCCCTTTAATACAGACCCGTTGACTGGATTTACTACTAGCATGTGCTTGGATTGCTTAACCCAGTCTGCCGGTTGGAATGGAAGAGGAAGATTTTTTATGAATGTACGAATCTTCCAGAAGAGAGTATCTGGATCTCCAGGCCCTTTATCGACTTTATCCTCAGTTTGAGAACCATATATTACTACTGTATTTCGGCGAGCTAGCCAGAGAAGAGTGCCGACCGCGGCGTGAATCCACGACATACCTGCGTCGCGGTGCTTTCTACATAAACCATGTGAGCGATGTTTATAATGGTCATATAACCAATCAACATACTCTATCTGGCGAGAGGTTAATATAAATGGTCGGTACTGGAGTCGGATATCTTCCTCACGAGGATCATATGTTACCCCCCAATCACATATAAACTCAGCCCAGTGGCCGTTTAGGTAGTATTGTAGGAGGGGTTCTAATGAACCTGGTTGAAGAGCAAGGCGCTTTAAGTTCTCCTTTCGAGCTTCAATAATACGCTCGTAGGCTGGGAGAGGATTCTTCCAGTCTATTGTTTCGGAGAACTTAATAGCGCGGGAGGACATGGTCAGGGAGCTGTGTCTTGCGAACGACGTTCAGAAAGGTATGTATCTTTTTGTCGACTTCCTTTAGACGACCCGAATTCGAAGTCGAATGCGGTGCTGATGCTACGTGCAAACATACCACCGAGGCTAATGACAAATCCTTGAACCTCCTTCGGAGTAGTTGGGACTAATATCAGAAGGGCTACGATTCCTAAGATTAAGCCAAATGCTACAAAGAGCAGTACGTTTTCACGATTCATAGGGTTATTCTATTCCTGCCCCGGAAGGAGTATCTAGCGGTAATAACCGATAATCATACCAAGCCCCTGACCATGTGCGGATACCTTTTAGCTCTCCTTTGACAGAGCCTACTCGGAAGAGTAAAAGGGAATCTTGTGGGACATCAGAGATAGTATAAGTTGTATCCGTAGTGTTTCCAGCCGCCTCCCAGGGCGTTAGTGTGCATTCAGCTCTAGCCATCTCCAATTGATAGCTTTCAGCCTGCTCAACAGGATCCCACCGAAGATCAACAGTTGCGGCCAAGGCCGTTACAGGAAGTATAGTTAAGCCTAACAGGATCTTATTCATAGTAAATTCCTAGCTGCTTTTTAGAGCATTCGTAAATAGGGTAGCATATTTAGCAATAGTGCCTGCTTTGTCGGTACCGTTCACAATTCTCCGAGCATCAAAGTAGTCTATTACCGATGAGTTGATGTAGTCTGTGAGTTTCTTTCCAGTAAATACTCCATCTTTCATACCTAGTACACAAATTAGTGCACTTGTTTTCGGTTGAAGAGCTAGTTTAGGGTCGGCATGGATTTCGTATGGGATGTTATTCTCCTTAACATAAGGGAGGTTCTCAAGAAGATTCTGCATCTTTTGGTAGTTGCTTTCCCATGTAAGCTGAACAAATCCACGACCATACCACGGAGCATAGGGTTTATTTTTACCTCCATACTCTTCAATAGGCTTCATAGTAAAAGCAGTTTCATGGTAGGCGGTGGCAAGAACGTAGGCGGTTTGTTCGATAAGGGGAGACAGACCAAACCGAGTGCATGTTTCAATTAACAGTTCACATCCTTCAACTTGGGCTTGATTCAAGGACCCCTTGAATAAGGATGCTCGAATAGAGTTAAAGAAAAAGGCATAGTCAACCCTTGGAGTAGTATCCTGGGCGGGAACATACCGTATACCATTGATAAATACTTCTAAGTTATTCATGGACGTCATCTAAAAAATAATTCTATTAGGGTCGTCATCACACCTATTAGGGTTAGTATTGTAACACCAGCGATGTTAAGTTGGCGGCGCTGGTCATCTACTACGTGCTCATTCAGTGTTTCAAAGAGTGTTTTAAAGAGCTTATCTAGCTCTACTGATAACTTAGTTCCTAACTCTTTTTGCTCTTCCCTTATCAACTCGACGGTCTTCGAGATAACGTTTAACCGAACGTCTTGAGCACGGGCCGTATTCTCTAGCACCGCAACTCGTTTATCCAAGTCGTATACTCGGACTAACATATCCGAAACGTCCCTGTAGTGCCGAGTTTGTTCCACTCCTTCAGGCATATAATCATCCTCAAGATATTTTATGGGCATATTATTCCGCCAACCAAGCCAGTATAACTATGTATTTCTACTCATATCTTTTACCTGCGTATAGTTAAGAAACTCAACTATGTCCATGTATAGTTGAGGGGCTTAACTATGTCCGTATAGTATGTTATTGCATTATATTATTCCTTTAGAGTCCTCGCGTTAGATGCTGTTGTTATCGTCACTGACTTCAAGGTCAGGTAGTGAAAAAACTCCATCTTCCCCAGCACTAACGTCTATTGCGTTAGCAATTTCTTGAAAAGATGGTTTTTGGATTATTTGGTTGTAGGCGTCGATAGGAGATAGTTCCCGACCCTGATCTTCGGCACGTTGTAGTCCTGTTACTTGAACTACGTGTTGCTCTGGACGCGGTTCGAATGCACGAGTAGCAATTTGCTCGGGCGCTTCTCGTGAGTCGAATTGTGGAATACGCTCTAAGATAGCAAGAGCATGTCTATGTCCTAGTTGAGCTAACTCTTCATAGTGAGCTTGAATTGCAAGGATTGCACGAGACATACCACGCATCCGAACAGGACCGTGGCGGCGAGCATCATTGACCATTTGGACAACTGACTCGTATCCTGCGTGAGCAGTCATATCCGAAAGAGTGGGCGCATGGTCATTATCAAAGCAATCTTCAAAATACCCATTAAACCGCTCAAAGAGCTCCTCGTCTTCAATTGCCGCGGCAGGTGTATAATCCAATGGGCGGCGGCGCCATATAGGTTTCGGCCTATCCCAATTTCCATCCTTTATAAGTACAAACCCATTAGACCGCCATGGTGGAAGTCGAGCAGGCTCCGCATCGTCGGGACCGACTTTAATCGGCGGGTTATTTGGACGCACGGAATCGGGCCTAGTACCTCTCGGTACTTTGCGAACTGTAGGCCGCAATCCGTTTGCGTTAGCTTTACTTCTATTAATAACAGGCATAAGGAAGGGGATTCAAGTATGAAATCAGGTTGGCATGGTCCAAGAAGCCATGGAGAAGAGTGCAAAGTCCAACCAATGGAATCAGCCTCTTTTTGTAGCCACTTGCCCACTCGTGTTTGGTATTGAAGTCCTTTCTTTTGTGCCGGTGTTAGGAGCGTCGGGGCGAATGTTGGAGGCGGTATTGTTTGTATCCGGGTCGGAGTATGTACCATGAAGTTTGTATACCGGCGATCCGCGTAGGGAGTGACCGTGCCCAGCGGCGGCCCATAGGTGTTTGAGGTGGTTAAGGGTCATGAGGAGTATGGGAGTGGTGTGTTGTTAGTTCTATTATAGGGTAATAGTGGGATAGAGTCAATGTACCTATGTAGGGTTGGCGTGTTTTTGGATTTTGGTTTTTGGTTGGCGGGGTCGGACGAATAGTATAACAGCGTACCCAAAAGCGAAACTAGCCCAGGGCCAAATGTAGGAATTTTCTGACCCCCCCCCCCCTTCTGGTGGTTGGCATGAGAAGTGCTATTCGCGCGCGATCCTTAGATAGGCGCGAGGAGGAGTACCCATAGGATTTTTTAAGAGGTATCAAAAAATATAGTTGACACGGAAAAAAAAGAGCGTAGGATATGAGTCTCCCCCAACAACCAAGCGCAACAGAGCACTAGAGGAAATCCCAATGAGAATAAAAGACCTTCCGAACTGCCCTGAGTGGCTGTCCGATGCCGACACAATCAACGAAGATGTAGAAATGATAAACAACACCGTTGTCTGGAACTCCGGAACTTGGAAAGATGGCACATGGCAAGGAGGAGTTTGGGAAAATGGCACATGGCAAGGAGGAGTCTGGGAAAACGGAACGTGGCACAACGGCACATGGCAAGGAGGAGTTTGGAACTCCGGCACATGGATCTCCGGCACATGGCAAGGAGGCGTCTGGAACAACGGCACATGGATCTCCGGCACATGGCAGGGAGGCGTCTGGAACTACGGCATCTGGCACTACGGCATCTGGCACTACGGAGTCTGGAACTACGGCACATGGAACTCTGGCACATGGCACGAAGGCCTTTGGAACTACGGCACATGGAACTCCGGCACATGGCACGAAGGCGTTTGGAATGGAGGAGTTTGGCAAAATGGTACATGGTATGGAGGAACCTGGCATAGGGGAATTTGGCGAGATGGTACATGGCATGAGGGAGTCTGGCATAAAGGTATCTGGCACAACAGGTAGAAGATAGCATCCTCCAACAGAGCATTGATTCACAGTGCTTTGTTCGGGACATGCTTCCCACAAACCAACGAGGAAACCCCCCATGAAAATAAAAGACCTTCCGAACTGCCCTGAGTGGCTGGCTAATGCCAGCACAAGACATGAAGATGTGGAGATGAGAGGTGATGTTGTGGTTTGGAATAGTGGAATTTGGGAAGAAGGAATTTGGAAAAACGGAACTTGGCGCAGGGGAGTTTGGAAGGGTGGCATCTGGAGAAATGGCGCCTGGCATGGAGGAGTTTGGAAGGGTGGCATCTGGAAAAATGGAACTT